CTAGAACTTAAAGAGGCAGGGCGCGTTGGAACCGCGCAATCTGCAGCTTCGTATGCTCCGGGCATCAACTTTCATTGGGGTGGTCGAGCTGCAGCCAGAATTTATATGAATGCGAGCGGCGAGTTTGTGCTTGGCGGGCAAGGAGATATTACTAACAACCGCAGAAACCTTCTTGCCGCAGGTATCTGGTCTAACGGCAGCGTTGTTTGGAACGCAGGCAACGACGGTTCGGGTTCGGGACTGGACGCTGATTTGTTAGACGGCATTGATTCTACGGGCTTTCTTCGCGGAACACAAAACGCTTGGATAGCGGATTCTTCAGGACAGAATAGATTTTATTTTGGTGGTAGTAGTCATACCTATATATCTGCACCAAGCAGTGGATCTTTATTTTTTCAAAACTCCTCTGGAACTAATGTATGGAACGTAGACTCTTCTGGCAACATGACCGCTAGTGGAAACGTAACTGCTTATTCTGATCGTAGATTAAAAACTAATCTTAATGTTATTGAAAATGCTGTTCACAAAGTTAAACAACTTACTGGATACACATTTGATCGTATTGATGTAAAAGGTAGACATACTGGCATTATTGCTCAAGATCTAGAATTGGTATTACCTGAAGCTGTGCAAAGCAATGAAAGCGGAATAAAATCAGTTGCATATGGAAATATGGTCGGACTGCTGATCGAAGCAATCAAAGAACTTAAGCGAGAAATTGATGGGCTTAAAAATGCCACTAGCAGATAATAACGCCAATAAAAACAATATAAATACTCCGAGGTCTAAACGATCGTTAAAACATTTAATTTAGGATCTATTTAATTGCCCCAACGTATTCAAATTAGACGAGGAACATCTGCTGATTGGGCGACAGCCAATACAGTTTTGGCCCAGGGAGAAATAGCACTAGAACTCGATACCGGTAGATCAAAAATTGGTGATGGCACAACTGCATGGACCAATCTATCGTATTCATTCTTAGGCTATACGGGTTCCAGAGGGTTTACTGGCTCTCTCGGATTTACTGGATCTAAAGGTGATATTGGACTTACTGGTTCAACAGGGTTTACGGGATCAGTAGGGTTCACTGGATCTGTAGGTCTTACTGGATCTCAAGGCATTCAGGGTATTACTGGTTTTGATGGATCCAGAGGATTCACAGGATCAATTGGTTTCACTGGATCTACTGGTCTAACAGGATCCACAGGCTTTACTGGATCTAAGGGTGATATCGGTCTAACTGGTTCTGTTGGTCTAACTGGTTCCCAAGGTATCCAAGGTGTTACAGGTTTAACTGGCAGCATTGGATTTACTGGTTCAACTGGAGCTACTGGGCCTACGGGATTAACAGGCTCCATCGGCTTTACTGGATCTACTGGTGCAACAGGCCCAACTGGACTGACAGGTTCTATCGGCTTTACTGGTTCAACTGGAGCTACTGGACCTACGGGATTAACAGGTTCTATCGGCTTTACTGGTAGCATTGGACTAACAGGTTCTATTGGCTTTGTTGGTTCAAGGGGATTTACTGGAAGCACAGGATTTACTGGATCCGTGGGAACTACTGGACCCACAGGCCCAACTGGACCTACGGGATTAACAGGTTCACTTGGATTCACGGGATCAGTTGGTGTAACTGGTCCGACAGGTCCAATTGGACTAACAGGTTCTATTGGTTTTACTGGTTCCACTGGGTTCACGGGATCACTCGGGTTTACGGGTTCGCTTGGATTTACAGGCTCAACTGGGAACAAAAGTGGTGTAAGATACAACTTTAGCACAACAACAACTGATGCTGACCCAGGCCAAGGTAACGTAAGATACAACAACGCCACAATAGCATCTGTGACAAATATCTTTATCGACAACACAGACACCAACGCTGTAGATGTTACTGCTTGGCTAGATTCGTTTGACGATAGTACCACAACTGCAACGAGAGGAACCATAACGGTTCTTGGTAACATTACCAACACTGTGAATATCTTTACTGTGACAGGTGCTGTTGTCGATGGTACAGGTTATAGAAAAATTCCAGTAGCACACGTTTCCGGAGCTTTACCTTCAAACTCTGAAGCTCTCACAGTAAGTTTTTCTAGAACTGGCAACCTTGGATTTACTGGTTCTACAGGATTTACAGGTAGCAGTGGATTTACAGGATCTGTTGGATTCACTGGCAGCATCGGCTTTACTGGTTCTACAGGTTTTACTGGTAGCAATGGTTTTACTGGTTCTACGGGTTTTACTGGATCAGTTGGTTTTACTGGATCAGCTAGCACTGTCGCTGGTCCGACAGGAACTACTGGTCCAACAGGATTCACAGGATCAACAGGGGCTACTGGTCCAACTGGACCAACAGGCCCCACTGGACCTACAGGGTTTACTGGATCAGCTAGTACGGTAGCAGGACCAACAGGACCTACTGGCCCCACTGGACCAACAGGATTCACAGGATCAACAGGACCGACTGGACCTACGGGATTAACAGGATCAATAGGTTTAACTGGATCTCGAGGATTTACTGGTAGCACAGGATTTGATGGCAGCAGAGGGTTCACTGGATCCATAGGATTTACTGGATCAGTTGGTGCAACAGGTCCAACTGGACTGACGGGTTCTATCGGCTTTACTGGATCCGCTAGCACTGTCGCTGGTCCGACAGGACCTACTGGTCCAACAGGATTCACAGGATCAACAGGGGCTACTGGCCCAACTGGACCAACAGGCCCCACTGGACCTACAGGGTTTACTGGATCAGCTAGTACGGTAGCAGGACCAACAGGCGGAGCAGGCCCCACTGGACCTACAGGGTTTACTGGATCTGGTGGTGCGATATTATCTTCCGTAGACGATAGAATTATTGAGCCCAGCGCTCTTTCATCCTATAGAATGAATTTTGGATTTACATCATTCAACAATAACAATACTTCTCCTTATGCAGATTATCTTCATATGAGAAGTTATTCTGACAGTAGTGGTGGTAATGACAATCTTATAGTTTTCAATAAAAATTCTATTGGTATGCGTATTTGGCAACAAACATTTGGCAGTTCGAGCGCATATTCGAGCTATGCTGATGTTTGGACGAGCGCAACAGATGGCGCTGGCTCTGGATTAGATGCTGACCTGCTGGATGGACTAAATGCAGCAGAAGCCGAAACAGCAAGCACGATCCCGCGCAGAAGCTCAACCGGACAAATTAAAGCTGGTGGTACGGGCCTTGTAGGCTCTTCCGCAGCATTTATCGCAGCAGGACCATACGGCGGCGGCTTCTCGATGAACGATGGCGGTTATGCCGGAATGTACACGGATACCGCAGGAGCTAACCTAAGACTGTATTCAGCTAGTGGCTCTACGATAACGTTTAATGGCAATGCTGTATGGCATGCAGGAAACGATGGCTCTGGTTCGGGACTAGATGCTGACCTGCTGGATGGATACAATATTGGAACTTCTGGTGGTGCTATCCCGCTGCTGAATGCAACCAATATATGGAGTGGGGCGCAGATTTTGGACTCTGATAGTAGCATTCGTGGTAATGATAGGCTTTTTCAGATACTAAACGCTTCAAATACGAGAATTGGTTATCTGCGCGGACAAAACAGCGGAAATCAAATTGGTCTTGTGGCAGAACAGACAGGCGGTGTGCTTTCTTTAACTTCTGTAGGCTCTCTTACTTTGAGCGGAGCCACAATTACTGCTAATGGTGGTACCCTTTGGCACGCAGGAAACGACGGAGCGGGTTCGGGTCTGGATGCTGATTTGTTGGATGGATACAACGTTGGAACTTCTGGTGGTGCTATCCCGCTGCTGAATGGGACGAATACGTGGAGTGCAGCTCAACTTTTTGATGCAGGAGCCAGTTTCAACGAGAATGATACTGTAACTTTCCGGAAAACTGGCGGCAATCGTTTTGTACTAGGAATAGATGCTACTAATTTCTTTTTAAATAGAAACAATAGCAGTGACGCGTATTTAGACACCTTAGCACTATGGAATGTTTCAACAGGAGCCTTTACTTCTTATGCTATCAGTAACTCATTTACAGGTTCTGGGGGAATTATTGTAAACAACAATTCTCCATATTATGAGTGGTATGAAGGAGATGTTACTACAGACCAAAAACGTTGGAGAATTCTTGCTGATGGTTCTCAATTATCATTAAGACTAGTAAATGATGCGTACAACTCTGAGCAAACAGTTTTAATATTCACAAGATCTGGTACGACTCCCGGAATAACATATATGTATTCTGGGCTTTGGTTGCAAACCTCTGTTCCATCTTTAGATTTGTATGAAAGCGATGCAGCAACAAACGCCAAATGGTGGAGAGTTGTTGCTGATGGTGGAGCGTTGCTATATGGTGCTATGAACGATGCTGGTTCCCAAAACACCTACATGCGTGTTGATAGATCTGGAAATACTGTTACTGGAGTAACAATTCAAAACGGACCATTGTTTCATAGAAGTTCTGATGGAGAAACATCTTCAAGAATTTCTTCTGAAGGCAATGGAGACAACTTCTTTATTACTGGGGTGGGCAGAACAAGTCAAAATTTTGCTATTGGTACTTCATATAACTGGGATAATATTGTGTCCCTACAATATACTCCTGGAACAGTAGGAGCAAATGCTGGTATATTTAAAATTGGCCAAATTAATAAAAATAACGCCAACTTTACCCATGGCCAAACACAAATTCTTACTAGAGGCCTGATAACTTCTTCATTCCTGCAAGATCAGCAATTATTTTATATTAGTTCATATCAGGATGGTAGATATGCTCACCGTTTTCTAAAACAAGACGATGGCGGTGGAGTTCCTATCTATCTTCAGAAAACAGATGGTACTGCTGGGTCTTGGGCTAGTTTACTTCGTATTGGCCCAAATTCTTCAAGATCAGATGTTTTTGAAGTTTTTGGCAACTCAACCTCAATTACGCAAGTTCAAAAACAAAATCTATATGTTAGACACATCGAAGGAAAACAATGGGATACCTATGATACTACAGGCAATCCTCTTTATCTAAATTACACCAGCAACCAACCAGTTTATATTGGAAGTGGTTCTAATCTAACTTGGCACGCCGGAAACGACGGCTCGGGCTCGGGTCTGGATGCTGACTTGCTTGATGGCTACAATATTGGTACTTCAGGCGGAACAATTCCGCTATTGAATGGAACTAATACTTGGTCTGCTCTACAAACATTCTCTGTAGGCGGCCCAACTACAGAAGCGGTTCGTATTTCAAACACTGCGGACGGCCAGCGTCTTCATCTTCGTCCAGCACGTGTGTCGTCTGAGAACTCAACATTATACCTTAACTCTGCAGATGGATATGATATTCAGCTGCAGTCTCTTGGAACAACGTATTGGACATTTGATGAAAATAGTACAGCCTCTTGGATTAGAATAAACAACAGAGTTGATTCTACAAATGGTGGTGCTTATCTTGATTTTAGAACGGCAGCAGGCGTTCAGTATATGATATTCGGTAACAGATCTGTTATTGTTGGTGGAGCTTATGACAGTACACCTACAATGTACTCAGCCACACACGGAACGCTTTATTGGTACAACGGTAATCACCAGTTTTGGCACGCAGGCAACGACGGCTCGGGCTCGGGGCTAGATGCTGATTTGTTGGACGGCCTAAACAGCACTAGATTTGTTCAGGGCGAATCAGATAACAGAACAACTGGAGTGGGAAACCTTAATACTGCTTGGCCTAGTGGGTTTATTGAGGGAAATAACGTTACAGGTAGCCCTGATGCAACCTGGTGGTGGGGGGTTAATTTTAGACATACTAACGTTGGTAATCACTATGGCTGGCAATTTCTAGCTAAGATAAGTACCTATGATACAAGATTTAGATACTTTGATAATAGCAACCCAAGTTCTTGGGTTAACATGTGGAACTCCGGCAACGACGGCGCTGGTTCTGGACTGGATGCTGACCTGCTAGATGGCCTAAGCTCAACAGCCTACGCTATTCTAAGCGGGTGCTCGTCTGTTTTAGTTGGCGTGTCTAGTTCATCAACCGACGTTAACAGCGCCAACGATACCGGTTCATTCTCAGCAAGAGGGGGCAGTACTACTATTGCTTCTATGTCTTTCCACCGAACTGGTGCATATGCCATCAACATGGGTCTTGGCACAGATAACGTCTTTAGACTTGGCGGTTGGTCGGCATCTAGCAACTGTTTACAGATAGACGGATCTGGCAACTTCACAGCATTAGGCAACGTGACAGCTTATTCTGATCGTCGTTACAAGAAAGATATTTCTACAATAACAAATGCATTAGATATCGTGCAGAAACTAAGAGGTGTTAGATATACACGTATTGATACAGAAAAACGGGGTATTGGAGTCATCGCTCAAGAAGTGCTCGAAGTCCTACCAGAAGTCGTGCAAACAAGTATTGGAGATGACACCTCAATGTCTGTTGCATATGGAAATATGGTCGGATTGCTGATCGAAGCAATCAAGGAGCAGCAAGAACAAATAAATAAACTAGAACAAATGATAAAGGAGAAATTATAATGAAATATACATGGAAACTCAAGTCCCTTAAAAAAACAAATTCTGGTAATCTAGAAAATGTTGTTATCCAAACACACTGGGAGCTTACAGGAACAGATGAGGACGGAAATTCTGGAACGTTTAGTGGTGGCACACCGTTTAATGCTCCTACTGGAGAAAACTTTACAGCTTATAAAGATCTAACAGAAGAGATGGTTCTTGGTTGGATTAAAGATCAAATTGTTGGTGGCTACAAAGATCACATCGATGAAAGAATTCAGCAACAAATCGACCAAAAGAAAAACGCAGTTCAAGAAGTAAAAGACGAAGAGCTTCCTTGGGCTGCTCCTCAACCTCCTCAACCTGATACGGAGTAATAATGACACTAGCTGCTTCAGGAACAATGAGTATAGGAGGGTCAACCTCAACTCGTTCTATTAACTTAGAACTGGGTCGTTCTGCAACTGCTACTTCCAGCATGGGAGAAAGCGCCTTAAGAACTCTAGCTGGAGTTCCCTCGGGTGCTATCAGTATGTCTAACTTTTATGGTAAGTCTAACTTTACTCCGACTACCAGTACTCGTACTTCCGGGTCTGGAACTGAGACAGTGCCATCAGGTGCAGTAAGTGTTCGTATTCGCGCATGGGGTGGCGGTGGCGGTGGCGGTGGCACCATTAATGGTTATGGTGGTGGCGGCGGCTCAGGAGGATTTGTTGAGAGCAATTACTCTTGTTCTGGTGGGCAAACTCTAAGTTACACTGTTGGTGGAGGAGGCACAGGAACATTTAGTGCTGCTGGTGGACTTGGTGCAAACACGACAGTCACAAGCGGATCATTATCGATTACATCGATTAATGCTGGTCGAGGCGGTGGAGGATCAATGTCATCTTTCCCAGGAGCTGTTGGAGGTCTTGGAGGTAATGCAACTGGAGGAAACTCCTCAAACATCGGTGGCACCAATGGTGATGATGATTACAGTGGTGGTGTTAGCGGCGGGGCTGCTCCTGGAACTGGTGGTGGTGTTTCAGATAATCCTCCAGGAGGTGGTGGCAGTAGTAGTTCGCCTGGAGCTCGTGGCGAAATTCAATTCTACTATACGTAAAAAATCGGCTATACCCGTAATGTATAAATAATAAAAACAAGAAAGGATTTAATATGTCAATTATGTATCTTGTAGTTGAAGAAAATGAAGATACAGCAACAGTCGAGTTCATTGATTCTGAGACGCAACTAACTACCAAACGTCAGATAAATATCTATGGACTTGATGAGGCTGGCAAACATGAACGATTTACTTCACACGAAAGAGCATTCGTTCATCGCATTGGTATAAATATGATCAAACCAGAACCAGAACAAACAACTGTTCTTCCTCCTGAAGAACCTCTACCAAACACCGACGAGCCACAACTGGCCGTTTAATAATGAAAAGGAATAAATGATGACCAATACAGAAGAGAAACTACTGGCTGATTCGCCCGCTGCACAGAATCAACAGCAAGAAGAAACAGTTAAACTTGTCGTAAATCCTCGACAGTTTAACGTTATTGTTGCTGGTCTTGCAGAACTACCTTATAAAGTCTCCAATGAAGTTCTTCAGGCCCTTGTGGCCCAAGTTCAGCAACAGGTGAAAACAGCCCCACAATAAACTAATAAACCCCGCCTCTGGGCGGGGTTTATTGAGGAATTTAATATGAAAGAACACATAAGCATTTGGTCTGCCAATCTTAATTCTGATTTTATAAATGCTGTCCACAACTACTGCCAAAATCTACCTGTACAAAATGCAGCTATGGGGTTTGATGGTAATAGTTCGAACAATCAATATAGAAAAAGTGACATCAGATGGGTCAACACATACGACCTAAACGCTAAATTTATAACAGATACTATCTGGAATTATGCAACAGATGCCAACAGAAATCTTTTTGGATTTGATGTAAACTATCTTAGAGATATCCAATATACAACATACACAGATTACCAGGAAGGAAAATATGATTGGCATGAGGACGTGTTTTGGGTAAATCCAACCGCAAATCATAGAAAATTATCTGTTGTTATTCAATTATCTGATCCTTCTGATTATGAGGGTGGCTGTTTTGAAATAGATCCGCAATTTGGGGTTCTAGACCAGGAACAGATCAAGAAAAAAGGAACTGTGATTATTTTTCCGTCTTTCGTGAGACACAGAGTCACACAAATTACTGGCGGACAAAGAAAAAGTCTTGTTGCTTGGCTAGAAGGCCCAAAATGGAGATGATCTACTTTAATAAATAGAAAAAAGTAGAGGAGAAGCTTCCAATGGCAATGAAGGCGAATTTAATCATAGATCAAGGGTCTGATTTTATTCAAGACATTGAAGTAACCCACTCCAACAATGCACTGGTAAACCTTAGTGGTTATACAGGGGCGGCACATCTCCGCAAATCTTATACTGCCGACACATATAAGGCGTTCGAAGTTTCTACTACTGCTAATGGTATTGTGCAGATTAGAATGAACTCCTCCAACACAGACTCTCTTTCTCCAGGCCAGTATGTCTGGGACTGTGAATTAACTCAAACCAATACAAGCATTATAACAAGGATAGTTGAAGGTATCGTTACTGTTACTCCATCAGTTACCAGATAAAGAGAAACAAACATGTCTTCAACTATCCAAGTTATTCTGAGTCCAAACATACCGATACAGGTTTCCCTTTTACAGAATCTTCCCTTCAAGATCAGTCTGAGTCCAAACATACCGATACAGGTTTCCCTTTTACAGAATCTTCCCTTCAAGATCAGAGTAAAAGAATATCCAACCGCTATTATAATTCCTCCACCTCCTAGCGATATTTTCGCTATAAATCTTCATGCAACCAGCACATTGTATGTTGGCAGCAACACATCAACATCAAATGTTGTTATAACCGAGACAACATTTAAAATTGGCAATTCTTCTGTCAATACATTTATTAATTCTTCTTCTATATCAGTAATAAGAGCAAATGTATCAGGCAATCTTTCCGTCAGCGGAATAACAACCCTCGGCGGAAATATCGTTTTTGGAATTTCTGGTCTTTCCGCCAATGGATCATTTGGTAGTCCAAACCAGGTCCTACATTCTAATGGTAGTGCTACGTTTTGGGGTCCAGATGATGACGTCAGTGCATATGCCAATGGTGTTGTTTACACAGATAATAAAACTGCACAAACATATTCTAATGCCGTTGTATATGCTAATGCACAAGCAGCTAATGCATATTCTAACGCCACAGTTTATGCAGACGCCAAAGCCGCTAACGCTTATTCAAATAGTGTAACTTACACTGACAATAAAACTGCGAATGCATATTCTAACGCTGTTTCTTACATAAACGATAAAGCCGCTAACGCTTATAGCAATAGCGTTTCTTATACTGACCTTAAAGCTGCCAATGCTTATTCAAATGCGACTGCATACGCCGACAGCAGAGCTGCCAATGCATACAGCAATGCGACCACATTTGCTTCTAATGCTGATAATATTAGTTCAGGAACGTTAAATACGGCTAGACTTCCAGCAACAGTAAATGTTGCAAGTGTTATCAATCTCGGTGCTAACGTTAATGCTAATACATCAACAATACAAATCGGCAACTCTACCGTAAACACTGTTATTAGTGCTGCTACTATTACTATAAATGGCGTCAACGTTAACACTGCGATTACAAGTAATGCTGCTACTGCATATAGTAATGCTGCTTCTTATGCTGACGCCAAGGCGGCTAATGCTTATTCTAATGCGGTAACTTACACAGATAATAAAGCTGCTAATGCCTATTCTAACGCAGTTTCTTATACAGATGCTAAAGCTGCCAATGCTTATTCAAATGCTACAACTTTCTCTTCTAATGCCGATAACATTACATCAGGTACGTTAAATACTGCTAGACTGCCAGCCACAGCGAATTTAACAACAGCATTAAACGTAGGCGCTAACGTTAATGCCAACACTTCTGCTGTTCAAATCGGCAACTCCACAGTAAATACTGTCATCAGTGCCGCTACTATTACTATTAATGGAGTAAATGTAAACACGGCGATTACCAGCAATGCTGCTACCGCCTACTCAAATGCTACTGCCTATGCAGATGCTAAAGCCGCAAACGCCTATTCTAATGCTGCTTCTTATGCAGATAGTCGCGCAGCGACAGCATTTAGTAACGCTGCGACCAGAGCTGATAATGCTTATACCAATGCAGTTTCTTATACAGATGCTAAAGCTGCTAACGCTTATTCTAATGCTACAGCATATGCTGATGCTCGAGCAGCAAACGCCTATTCAAATGCAGTTGCTTATGCAGCTTCTAACACTTATGTGAATTCAACATTCCTTCCACTGGCTGGTGGAATTCTAACTGGAAACCTGACAATTAACGCCAGCGCCAACGTTGTTTCTAATCTCGCGGCCAATAACGTCAATTTTAGGGGCGATGTTCAGATTGATGGAAACCTGACTGTTTCAGGAACAACTGTTACCATCAGCGCCAACAATCTTTCTCTTGAAGATAATATGATCTATCTTAATGATGGATCTACAGTATCAAATCCGGATCTTGGATTTGCTGGAAACTATAATGATGGAACATATAGGCATGCTGGATTCTTCCGCGATGCAACTGATGGCATTTGGAAAATATTTGACCAGTATCTACCAGAGCCTGATGCAAGTCCTTACATTGATACCAGCAACGCTTCTTTCAGAATAGCCAATTTCCAAGCCAATGTTATTACAGCAAATAGTTTGACTGGTAACGGAAGCAACATAACAACAATTAACGCTGATAACATTTCATCTGGCACTTTGAACACTGCTAGACTTCCTGCTACTGTTAACGTTGCTACTGCCTTTAATCTTGGTGCCAATGTTAACGTTAACACCTCAGCTATTTTTGTTGGTAATTCTACTATAAACACTTCTATCAGTGCTGCTACGATTACCATCAACGGAGTCAATGTTAATACTGCGATAACTTCAAACGCCGCCACAGCTTATTCTAACGCTATCGCTTATTCTGGTAATGCTGTTCAAGCTTATACTAATGCTATAACCATAGCAGCCAATGCTGATAACATAACTTCAGGAACGCTGAATACAGCAAGATTGCCAGCAACTGTTAATGTGTCAACAGCCTTTAACCTTGGTGGTAATGTTAATGCTAATACATCTGCGTTACAGATTGGCAATTCTACAGTTAATACAGTTATTAGTGCAGCTACTGTTACTATAAATGGGGTTAATGTAAACACAGCGATTACTAGTAATGCCGCAACAGCTTATTCGAACGCTACTGCTTATGCTGATGCTCGAGCAGCAAATGCCTATTCGAATGCTATAGCTTTTTCTGGTAATGCAGTTCAAGCTTATACTAATGCGACTACATTTTCTTCTAACGCAGATAACATAACTTCAGGAACGCTGAATACAGCCAGACTTCCTGCTACCGCCAATCTGACAACGGCTCTTAATATTGGAGCTAATGTTAATGCTAATACTTCTTCTATTCAAATCGGTAACAGTACAATAAACACTATTATCAGTGCCGCTACGATTACGATTAATGGTGTGAATGTTAACACAGCCATTACCTCCAACGCTGCTACTGCTTATTCGAATGCCATAGCTTACTCAGGTAATGCTGCCCTTGCTTATTCCAATGCAGTTTCTTATGCTGATAATAAAGCAGCCACTGCTTATTCTAACGCTACAGCAATTGCTGCTAATGCTACCAATTTAAGCTCGGGCACAGTAGCTTTTGCTAGACTGCCAGCTTTATATATTGGCACAACCCAAATTCAATCAACCAGTGCTGGACAAGCTGTTTCTGGGGTCACAACTTTAGCTGCTGGCAATACGACCATTACTGGGTTTGCTAATGTTTCTAGCACGTTGCAGGTTGGTAGTACAACAACACTTAATGGGAACGTTACAATATCTTCTACTTCATCTTTGACAGCTAACGGATCCACAGGAACTGCAGGTTCTGTGTTACTGTCTAGTGGATCGGCTGTTTATTGGGGTCAAAATAATATAGATGGTGGAACACCTTTTAGCGTTTTCTAAGATAATAAATATTAGAAATAAATCTGGAGTAATGCATGTCAGTTCCTAATAGTAGAGACGCTTTCAAAGAATACTGTTTGAGGAAACTCGGCAAACCAGTAATCGACATTAACGTAAGCGACGAACAGGTTGACGATAGGGTTGATGAATCCCTAAAGTATTTTCACGACTACCATTTCGATGGAGCCGAAAAAACTTATTATAAGATCCAAGTTACCTCTCAAATGAAGTCGGATCGCTATATTCCTATGCCCGAGAATATCATGGGCGTCACTGGTGTTATGCCCATCGGATCAGCATTCCAGTCATCAAACATCTTCAACATCCAGTATCAGATCGCAATGAACGAGATCTGGACTCTAACTTCACTCCAGCTTGTTCCTTATTATATGGCCATGGAGCATCTTGCTCTTATTCAAGAACTGTTCGTAGGAAACCAAAGAGTTCGTTTTAATAGACATGCTAATAGACTTTACATCGATACAGATTGGACAAGAATTAACGAAGGTGCTTGGATTGTGGTTGAATGTTTTGGTCTAGTCGATCCAACAACATATAGCGATGTTTGGGGTGATCGCTGGCTACAAGAATATACAACAGCTAAAATTAAATACCAGTGGGGAAGCAATCTAAGTAAATTCATTGGGATGACGCTTCCAGGAAACGTCCAATTTAATGGACAGGCTATAAAAGAAGAAGCCGAAAGAGAAATCACAGATTTAGAAAACAAGATGCTTGATTCCTACAGCTTACCACCCGACATGATGGTGGGCTGATATGCCTAATCCATATTTCAACAACTTCTATAGTGCGAATGAGCAGAAACTAGTTGATGACTTGGTTGTTGAAAGCATTCGGATGTACGCCCATGGGATGTATTATCTTCCCAAGAAGCTGAACAACTTTGATGATATATATGGCGAGGACGCTATTTCGTCCTACGTATCAAGCTTCTTAATTGATATTTACATTAGAAGCTTTGATAGTTATCAGGGTGACGGGGTATTCTTATCAAAGTTTAATCTCGAGATAAGAGATACACTAACTGTATCAGTTGCAAAAAGAACATTCGAAGAAACAGTTACAGACTTTGATGATACTATTGTAAGACCAAGAGAAGGCGATCTTATCTATATGCCTGTTGATGGTCGTATTTACCAGATTACTTTCGTATCAAAGACTCCAGTATTCTATCAGTTTGGTGCATTTCAATTCTATGAAATGACTCTGGAAATGTTCGAGCATTCTAGTGAAGTATTTAATACTGGATTGACATTCATTGATCAGATATACACGGATACCAATCAACCACAAGATCTAATTGATGATACTGATGAGATACAATTAGAAGCAAACACCAGCAATATATTCGACTGGACAGATGTTGATCCTTTTTCCGAGGGCAATATCTGACACGAATACTTTTTATGATATAAATATAGTATTACATTAAGCAAAGACATCTTTATTATACCTGATTAATTAAAGAAGTCAAGCATTTAGGAAAGATAATGTTCGGTCAAACTTGGTCTCATGATTTAATAAGAAAGTATGTCATCATATTTGGGACGTTGTTTAATAACATATATCTAACAAGAAACAACGCAAATGGAACAGTTGCCCAGACAATTAAAGTTCCTCTTACATATGCACCAAAAGAAAAAATGCTAGCTAGATTGACGGGAGATCCTTCTCTTAGCAATCAAGTAGCATTAACTCTACCAAGAATGTCATTTGAGATCTTAGGGTATCAATATGATGGACAAAGAAAACTTAATACCATTGAGAAGATAACCAAGAAAACAGATACAGATGCTGATTATGTCTACAATCCTGTTCCATATGATTTCCAGTTTCTTTTACATATCATGGTAAAGAATGCGGCTGATGGAACTAGAATTGTAGAACAGATTCTTCCATACTTTACTCCGGAGTTTACAGTAACAGCAAATATTCTTCCATCAATAGCAAAAAGCTATGATATCCCAGTAGTCTTGTATGATACTATCGTTCAGGATCTTTATGATGGTAGTTTTCAACAAAGAAGAACTATTGTTTGGACGTTATCATTCTCGATGAAAGGATATCTATTTGGTCCAATTAAATCTAAACAGTTAATAAGATTCGCAAATGTTGGATTGACTGCAGTAAGTAGTTTGAGCAATCTTAACAATATTGATAGAAATGCAACAATTACAGTACAGCCTGGACAAACTGCAAACGGGCAGGCTACTTTAGATATTAACGAGACAGTTCCTTACGCTCAGGTTGATCCAAATGACCCTTATGATTTTATACAACAATTTGATGAGGATATTTAATGAAAAATCCTATTGATGATATCTTTGGAATAGAAAGAGAAGAAGAGATTGAGGAAAAGCCTCCAGTTGTTCTCCAAAAAATAGAACAAACTGATGATGAGACTGATCAAGATTTCGAATTAGCCAGACAGAATATCATAGATACAATTGAAGATTCTAAAGAAGCCATTGCTGAGATGATCAATGTTGCCAAACTCTCTCAGCATCCTAGAGCATATGAAGTTCTTGGAACAATGTTAAAAATGCAAATTGAATCAAACAAAGATCTATTAGAACTAAGAAAAGCCAGAAATGAGCTTATGAAAAAGGTCGAAGATAGACCTAATACTATCAACAACAATCTGATAATGAGCAGCGCTGATGTGCTTAAGCTTATTTCAGATTCACAAAAGAAATAATATGGTAGTCAGAGAACAGTTAGCAAAGAAAACCTCTTATCTAGGCAATAAAAAACTAAAGAAGTCAAACATTGCCATAGAGTGGACTTCAGATCGTATTCTGGAAATGGTAAAATGCAAACAAAATGCTATCTATTTCATTGAAACCTATTGTAAAATTATCCATGTTGATCGTGGTCTAGTAAATTTCAATCTTCATCCTTTCCAGAAAGAAATGATCAGTGCATACTCAGATAATAGATTTGTTATCTGTAAAATGCCACGTCAGGTCGGAAAAACGACCACAACCGCAGGTTTTATTCTTTGGCGAGTTCTATTCAATGAGCATTATAGTGTCGCTATTCTTGCCAACAAAGATAAAAAAGCCAGAGAAATCTTGGACAGAATTCAAAAGATGTTCGAAAATCTTCCACAATGGATGCAACAAGGCGTTACGGAGTGGAACAAAGGCAACATCGAACTAGAAAATGGTTCTAAAATCGTTGCTACCTCAACGTCATCGTCTGCTGCTCGTGGTGATACGTATAATTTGGTATATTTGGACGAATTTGCCCACGTTGAGCGGAATATTCAGGAAGAATTCTTCGCATCAGTCTATCCTACCATTTCTTCGGGTGAAACCACACAGCTGGTGATGACCTCTACGCCAAAAGGTATGGAACTGTTCTACAAAATCTGGGTTGAATCCGAAGAAGGCAGGAATAGTTACAAAAGAGTTGATGTGCATTGGTCACAGGTTCCTGGTAGAGACGAGAAATGGAAACAAGAAACCATTGCAAACACCTCTGAAGATCTTTTCAGGCAGGAACACGAATGTGAATTCCTCGGCTCTTCGAATACCCTTATCCATCCAACAAAACTCAGGACAATGGTCCATAAAACTCCCATCATTAACAGCAAAATCGGTTTGAAAGAATACCACACTCCCCAGAAAGGCGTTATCTATGCTGTTATTGTTGATACGGCCAGAGGCGTGGGTGAAGATTCTTCGGCGTTTATTGTTGTTAACGTCAACACTTTCCCATATCAAATTTGTTGTACGTTTAAGAGTAATATAATCAGCCCTCTAGTTTATCCAAACATTATCTATGAGACGGCCAAAAAATATAATGATGCTCTTATTCTAGTCGAGACCAATGATATCGGCCAACAGGTAGCTGATATCCTTCATCATGACCTAGAATACGAAGGTGTTCTCGTTTCTTCTATGTCTGGAAGAGCGGGGCAAAGCCTTTCTGGTGGATTTGCCACCTCGACTCATAGGGGCATTCGAACAACGAAACAGGTCAAGAGAATCGGCTGTTCTACTCTAAAAACTCTCGTTGAATCGGATAAATTTATCATTGAGGATTACGAGACAATCAGCGAGCTTTCGAGATTCTCTCAAAAAGGAAACTCTTATGAAGCCGAAAGTGGTAATGATGACTTGGCTATGTGTTGCGTTCTATTCGGTTGGCTTTCTGTCCAGCCTTACTTTAAGGAAATTACCGATCTAGATATTAGAAAAAGAATTTATGAACAGAATGAGGTTATGTTAGAAGAAGAAATGTTACCGTTTGGATTTTATTCATCAGGAGAAGATGAAGTTGACATGCATATCAATGAAATGCCAACCGTTCTCGAGAAACAAACGAGAGACGAGTTCAGTTCATTTTTAACAGAACCACGCGACTTGGAAAGCTGAAATTTATAAATAAGACTGAAGATTGAAGATAATCTAATCTTGTTAGGAGAACACACAAATGGCATTTCAAGTAAGTCCTGGAGTTAATGTAACAGAAGTTTCGCTGGTAACTTCTGTGCCCCAAACCGCGACCTCCACTGGAGCTATCGCTGGTCAGTTTTCATGGGGGCCAGTTGGGAAAGCATCGCTTATCTCTGGTGAAACCCAGCTTGTTGAAAGATATGGTCGTCCAACAGCCAACAACTACGAAACATTTTTCTCGTCTGCAAACTTTCTCTCCTACACAAATAGTCTATACGTTTCACGCGCTGCAAAGACCACAGGTGTATCAACCGATGTTGAAAGTGCCTTGCTTGGTAATACAACAGTTATAGCATATTCTAATACAGCTAACGTTTCTGTCGGTCAGGTTGTTTTTGGTGTTGGTATTCCTAGCGAAGCCGTTGTCACTGCAGTAAGCAATGCTACCATTTCTAACAATTTTGTGGCAAACTCTTCTGGAGTAGCCGGGACCACAATTACCATACCAGCTGGGCATCCTTTTGTAGACGGCGAAAGAGTCAAATATCTGGTGGCTGCGGCAAATACTGTTATCTCTGGACTTGCAAACAACACCACTTATTTCGTAAGAAATTCTAATTCTACCACTCTTTCTCTTTCTTCATCAATCAATGGTACTGTTATCTCTCTAACGCCAGGAACCAATGAATCAGGCCACAGTTTAACAAGATCAACTGATACAAGAGTAACTATTTCTTCTAATGCAACACTAGGCTCAAATAGTCTACCATATCTCGTCTCAACAAGCTCTGCAGCAGCTTCGGAATTGAATTATGGAGATGCTACTGTTTCATATAACGCTTTCGCTAACACCTCAGCACTCACAAATAGATCTCAGGCAATTGTTAAAAATGACGACCATTATGATACCCTAACTCTTCCATCTTCGGTCAAATGGGTCGCAAAATATCCGGGTGAACTTGGCAATTCTCTAAAGATTTCTGTGGTTGACACCGCAAATCAATACAATTCTACAGTAACAGCAAATATAACAGTTGCATTAAATGCAACAACAGCAAACGTATTCCTAACAGGATCTACATCTGCTGCTATTAACAATGTTAAAAATAGCTTTACTGTTGGCGACTACGTTGAGGTTGGTAATACCACCATCAACAAACAAAAACTACAAATTAAATCTATAAGCTCTGCATCAGAGCCAGTAGCTAACACGTGGTATTTTAATTTAACCTTGCAGGAACCATATAAACTTTCAACTGCATACTCTGCAGGCTCAATCTCTCGTTACTGGGAATACTCAACAGTTGTCGGAAAGGCTCCAGGCATCTCTAAATCAGTTTCGGACGTAGGATCTTCTGTTGTTGATCAGATTTCGGTTGTTGTTGTTGACGAAGATGGTAAAATTTCTGGAGCTCCAGGCACAGTTCTTGAGACCTTTGTAAACCTATCAAGAGCAACAGACGCTAAGAATCAAGATGGAACAGCTGCTTACTATAAAGATGCAGTTAACTCATTGTCAAAATATGTCTGGTTTGGAACAGATCGCACCGGAGCAGCTTCAAACACTGCGATCAACGTAGCAGCATCAACTGAAACAGTTCCTTTGACTTTGTCAATGCTCGGTGGCCGCGATGGTGCCTCTGAATCAACTGCCTCTTCGGCTGATCTTGCTACAGCTTGGGACGTCTTTGCCGATACTGCATCGGTTGATGTGTCTCTTCTGATTGCTGGTCGTCCAGGAGGAGTTAACGGTGTTCAGGCTGCTAACTATATCATCGACAACATCGCTGAAGTAAGAAAAGACTGTGTTGTTTTCGTTTCTCCAGAAAAGGCCGACGTTGTCAATAACATCGGTTCAGAACTTGATGCAGTCCTTGGATTTAGAAACGGACTGAGAAACTCTTCTTACGCTGTTCTTGACTCTGGATACAAGTACCAGTATGACAAATACAATGATGTGTATCGTTGGGTTCCTCTCAACGGTGACATGGCTGGTCTGGCTGCAAGAACCGATCAGGTCAGAGATCCATGGTTCTCTCCTGCTGGATTCAATCGTGGGGCCATCAAGAATGTTGTGAAGCTCGCATGGAATCCTTCTAAGCCACAACGTGATGTTCTCTACTCTGCTGAAGTAAATCCAGTTGTTACATTCCCAGGTCAGGGAACGGTCCTGTTTGGTGACAAGACTCTTCTTGCAGGGGGAAGTGCCTTTGATTATATCAACGTCAGAAGGCTCTTTATTATCCTCGAAAAGACAATCGCCACAGCAGCCAACCAGCTTCTGTTCGAGTTCAATGACGACTTTACACGTCTACAGTTTAAGAACATCGTAGAACCTTTCCTACGGGAAGTTGCTGGAAGAAGAGGTATTACCGACTTCTTGGTTGTTTGCGACGAAACAAACAATCCTGGTGCAATTGTTGATGCTGCTAAATTTGTTGGAGACATTTATAT